TGTAATAGTTGTATCTGATTGTCCTAAAGATCCAGAGAGAGTAGTTGACTGCTTAAGAATATTTGTCTCATAAAAATCAATATCACGATACGTTTCAAGGTTCGTAATAATGTCAAGGGGTTGACCTTGTAATTCTAATTGCTCATAGTATTTTTTTACAAACTTGCCAAAAAGTTCGTACTCTTCATTGATGAAGTCGGGTAGCTGAGACTCAACTAGATATGAGATTTTATTAGCAGTTTTCAACATCTACTACTCTTTGTATGCTACAAATGTACTCTTTGAGATATCTACATCTAGATATACTTCACGCTTAACCTCAACATCATTACTAGCAGGTTTTACTCTCAGTTCAATACGATTGTCTGAAAATGTTCCTTTCAAAATTGTGAAGTCGTATAATTTAATTTCACCGTGTTTATAATCAATATCTCCAACAGAATCGTTCAGGAGAATTTTATCTCCAGTTAGCGAATCTAGTCTATATAGGACGATTTTGCCATCCCTATCTTCCAGATAGGAGGTGTGGTTTGGATGTTCAAAAACAGTCATACCAGTAGATGTTACTACAGGACCATCACAATCTTTCAAGAACTCATTCTGATAACAAATCTCGTAATAAGCAGATGCGTTAATCTGAGCGTAAAAATCTTTTCTTAGAGTAACTTCGGTAATATTTGAATTGACAGCACGATCAGAACCATCAATTACACCAATGAATTTACTGTATCTAAATTTACCATTAAACTTTTCAGTACCTGAAGTCTCAAGGTATTCACTAACTCCTGTTGAAACTTTTGCTGCAACCTCTGCAGGCAACATATTTGTCTTAGAACCATCAAAATAAATTTTACTATCAATCTCAATAAACAAAAGAGATGGATCTACAAATACAGGTTTTACTGAAGCAACAGTATATTGCTTTAATCTGTCAGTTAAATCTTTTTTAGTTGCTGAAGACAGTGCATTTGCCTGAGATGGTTTTACTGCAAGAAATACTTTACCATACTCAGGAGGAACTTGATCTTCCCCACCAAATACAATAATATCTGCAATTGCAGGATATAAGTTTCTTACGATAGCAGCATAGTCATTTGATGTTACTGCTCTATTCTGAGCACCATATGACTTAGGTGCATTATATTTAATTGTATCAATACTTTCAATTTCAGATCCACCTTGTGAAGGAGAATCAACTGTAATAGTATTTACAGAAAATGGTACAGTTACCTTTAATTGATTCTCGTCTAACAATACACCACTAAAGGTGAATGATTTAGCGCCATTAGACAGTGGACCTTTAGTAAGGATATAACTTACTTCAATTACATTACCATCAGATAACTTCTTACCTAAAACTCCATCACCGAAGAACAATTCATATTGCTCATCGTCCACTTCACTGATGAAGAATACTTTATCATCTGCTCCTACTGAAAGAAGATTATCAGATCTTGTATATTCATCATATACACTAGAATTGGCAGACTCGTAAACTCTAACAATTAGAGAAGACAAATCTGCCGATGAATTCTGAATCTTAAATTTTTGATCTTTTAATGTTCCATCAAAAGTATAGTTACTTACGACATAAGATCCTTCGTGTAACGCAACATCAGAAAAAGTTGCTACACCGTTAACAACAGGAGCTTTGACAGACTTTAATGAAACATAACGATAAAGTGTTCCGTCGTAATTTGTTACAAATCCTGTTCCTCTTTTTAATTCTACCGAAGCAGGTGCTGTAACTGGAAAGTTAACTTTAAATCCAATGTCTGTTCTAGGGGATGTTATTGACCTAGGAGTGTACCCTAATTGCTTCGCTAACGCTACTACATTGTCTCTGAGGGTAGCAGAGTCAAGGAACATCTCATTGACTACCATGTTAGCGTTGAACGCCGTGTAGTAGGTGTTATACGCCAATACATCCAACAACTGACTTAAGGCAGATGCTTCAAAGTCATAGTCAGTGAAATCTGACTGTGCTCTCATATATTCTTTGAGAGCAGTCTTGATTTCAGAGAAGTCTAGATTGTTTAATTGGGTATATGGCATTATCTCGTCCTAGACAGGAAGAACTCTATTTGAACAGGGGGGACATCGGTTCCTCTTATTTCATAAGTTAATTCAACGTCTAACCCATTGTCTTCAAAATTAGGTACACATGCAATAGATGTTACTCTAATTCTAGGTTCATACTTTGCTAGGGACAATTGCATGTTCTTTTTAATGATACCAGCAATTGCATAATCCAACGGTTCAAACAAGTAGGATCTAATGTCTGAACCGTAATCTGGATTAAATAAACGCTCACCTTTATTGGTGAGAATCAAATTGACAATAGCTTGCTTAATAGCAGCATTGTCCTTACTAACAACTACGTCGTCAGTAACAGGATGCTTCTTAAAGGTAATATTGACATCTCTAAACGAGAGATTAGACGTTGCCATTAAGAGTATACGGAGTCACTAGTTATTTAGTGTCTTTTCCCCAGCTATAACGTCTCCACCGTTCATCCTACTATCAAAGATGATATTCCACGAAATACTTATGCGTAAATCATTAGGACTTCCTTGATACGGAGTAACGTAGTGAGGCATCCAACTTGGGAATACAGCACCTTCACCTTCTCTAGGAGCAACTTTGAAAGTAGCTGCTTCATGCATCGTTCCGCAAGCACCTGCTCTAGTATCAGGGAATGAAATACTTCCATGTCCACTCTCCAGAGCAGTCTTTTCTAGTTCTTCAGGAACTTTAACATAATACACACCGCTCATGTACCAACCAGGATGACTATGTAAATTAGAGTACGCCCCAGAAGGAATAATCATTGCCCAAGTTTCTAATTTAAAATTAGGCAAAATTTCACACGGTTCATGAGAGTAATCGGCAACTACCTGAAGAATCATTTCTTTTAACTCCCTAGACCAATCATAGTCTAAGTCAGTTAAGTTGTAATTAGAATGCCATCCATCACCACCAATTGAATAAGGTTTATTGTCAGGTTCTTCATCTCGTTTTTTAAGAAGATATTTGACAATCTTCATATTCATTTTTTTATATTGATTGTATCTAAACCCCATAAGTCTAGTGGGGTACAAGTCAAGTTTAGATACTTCAACCATTCTATTGTTCATTCTTCAGGCATTGGGTACAGTTCTTCTTTTTTCTTGTTACGGTTGCGCTTTGCCGCCATATTCAGATACTTGTCACTATCAGTTTCCGTAATGAGAGTCATGCCCTCATCAACGAATTGTTGACTTTTATCAACTCGTGAATTACCCATCTGAGTTCTCCGTCCGTAGTTTTCGTTCAGCATTAGTTTCCCAAAAATAATCATCAGTGTCTCCAAGGCGTCCCCAGTCGGTTCCACCCTCAACTTCGTATTCTATGGTAGATACTTTAAAGTCAGGGAATGTAGGTTGTTCTGGAGTCAAGGAGAGGTCATACAGTCGCATCCTATTATTAGGATACAAAGCGTATTGACCATTGTTCAATGCAATGCAATTATGCGACTTATGCTCCTGTGGAGTTTCGCTCACATTATTATCTATCACATCAGGATTTGCATGGTAATTGTCTAGTGTAAACAAGTATTTCCCTTTCTGTAACCCATGGTCACGAGTAAAGATCTCTACTTCCATCTGAGCAATGAATCCTTTGTTGATTGCCATGACTCCATAGTCCATGCAATTCCAGAATTGTAGATTCGCCAAATCCATGTCTATGACTGGGGTTTTGGGGGATCGTACAAACGCACTAATGGGTAACTTATCATACATTGCTCCGTATTCAGGCAAGTACGTCTCAAAGTAAAAAGCACGTCCAGGTATACTTTTAGCAGATACCCAAATACCTTCTACAAACTCTCCGTGCCCATCTTGATGATCGCGGAGATATTCTTTTCTTACCCATACCTTCTGTGCAGGTATGTTACATATTAAATTCATTTATATCCCTCGGAGTTTCGGCGCTACGGTCATCACCTACCTTGTCCGCGATAACGCTTCTTCTTACCATTCCGAGAAGTGGCAGCGTATTTTGTATGCTGCCCCGATCCTTGACGAGTCTTCTTGGGTTTGGACTCAATCATAAGTCCGCCAGAAAGTCCAACTTTGCTTCGTGCCATAATCTTGAATGAATTACTTAATTACTATAACACAGGATTGATTATCCTGCAATGACTGTACTAGATCCTGTAGCAATGCTGCCAAGATCTGCACTGTCGCCCACCCTGGCAATACCTTTACCACCTACAATAACTGTACCAGATCCTGCATTGACAATCTGTCCTGGGTGATCAATGCAGGGTGGTATTGGTGGAACCGCTGGATTCGTGATTGTGTGGGGTTCTAAGGGACTGGACTGCACTGCTACGGGTTTCCCCTCCACGAGCACTGTAGAGTCCCCTTCCAGGATCTCTACGACGGTATCACAACCATGTCCAGTGTTTACTGTATCACCCTCCCTCGCTACATTCGGCATCTCTTAGTCCTTTCAGAATCCTTACCTCTGTATGTAGATCGTCAAGCGTCTCCGATAATGTCTGGTAGTTCTGGGACTGGGGCGGCTTGTACATCAATTGGGGGTTCTCTAAGTTGGATACCCTCTTCTCCACCGTCGTCAACTTCTTTAGCAGCTCTTGGAGTTGCTCGTTGAACTGTTGCATTGTCAATTGGTTGTCTTGAGTCATTGTCTAGTCCTGCAAATCTTTTTGCTGCTGCTCCCTCAAACTGGTCGCAGAAGGCGTCAAAGTTATTCAGTATCTCTTCGTAGTAATTTCTAGGATCCAACGTTCAGTCTCCCAGATACTTCAGGATACTTATCAAGGGGATGCTCGCCGTCAGGGAACCTCATGAGGTTTTCTACTTCAATCAGTTTTGCTTCAAGACTTACGAGGCGCTCGGCAATCTCTTGGATTACATCTGCCATCTTATTGATCTGTTGCTCATGCACTGCGAGCACGAACTGGGGGTCCTTCTTCAAAGGGTTATTCAAATCACCAATGACAGTCTCTTCAGTAATAACGAGGTTTTCAGACATAATTTTTGCTGGGAAATTTTTTTGGATTTCAAGGTTTTAAAAAAACCATTTTCAAAATATATTTATCGGTCGTCTGGATACTTTTGTAGGTTAGGGTAGTTTGGGTTTTTTGAAACCGCTTGGCGACCCGATCGGGGCGGGGGCAACCCCAAACCACTGTCCAGACTGTGGTATACTGTCAGAACCTGCGGTAGCAGTCTCCCTCGGGAGCGTGCCCAGTGCAGGCGCGATACTGCCAAGCGAAGCGCAGGGCGTTGGGTTCGGTGGGACGACCTGCCTTGGATCGGATGACCTGCTGAACTGTGCCATCCTCCTGCACCTCATGGCGCAAGGTGCGAGACTTGCTCTCACCGATCCACCCATCATTGGTCCCGAAGCGTGTGGGGATGACGTGGTTGATCATGTGGGGAAATGCCTCCTCCCACATTGCCACGATGCGCTTGAGTTCAGTCATGGGGATGACGAACCACTCGCCGCCTCCCTCTTGGTTGTGGTAGGCATCACGCCACTCGGTTGGCACGTTGCGGTTGTATGCTGCCAGTGTGCCATATCCCTCAGCCCACAGCATACCATGGAGCACGGTCTCTGCAGCACCGCAATCGGTGACGGGGATCATGTTGTGGTTGTACGTGTCGCCTGGGTTGCTGGTGCGATGACCCGACAGGGTAGCGAAGGCATTCTTCTCGCCACCCGTTGCCAGTCCAACTTTGACGCTGACCCAATCATGCTCGCCTGCCAGATACCCACGGGTGATGTGGTCTGACTTGCACAGCATGAAATAGATGATGCCTGGTTCATGGTGCTTTGACCCGTCCTGTTTTGTTGGGCGGCATTCCTCGGCATGGAGAGGGGCGGAGGTCTCGTCAATCCACATGGTCCGTCGTGTGTCTTGTGTGTATTGTAAGGGGTCAGGCGATCAGTCGCGGTCGCTGATGTTCCAGACTCCCCACTGTCCACTGGGGGCAGGGATGCGACCCTCACGCACGTCCTTGCGGTATGCTGCTTCTCGCAGCATCTCTGCTTTGATGCTCTCCATGGCAGAGAAGATGGCGGGATCGGTCTCGCCCTTCTTAATGATGAACCCATCGCGGATCTCGTAACGGTCTTGAAACATGGTGGGAAGTTCGTTTGTCATGTGTACAGTATAAGCACAGGGCACTGCCATTCAACCGAACTGGTGACAGTTTACCCACTGTCCCAAGGACCTGTCCCCTGCGATCATCAATGCTAGGATGTCACGCTTGCGGGTTTTGAACGTGTACTCTGCCGATGGGGTTTTGAACCAACGCACTCGGCATGTCCCTGTGAACGGGTTGACCTTGAGAGTCCAGACCGATCGCGAGACGCTGGGGGAGACGCAGGAGATGTTGAACATGAGTGAGAGTCGTTGTGAGAATTGTAGCACGGGGGAGGATCACAGGTCCTCCATCATCTCATTCATCTCATCGTGGTCTATGCTCGCATCATCCCAACGCACGTCGTCGCCCGTCATCTCCATTCCACCGTTCATCATGCATCGGATGAACTTGGTGTATGGTTGGTCATCCTCGCTGCAGAACTTGACGCACGCCCGAGCGGTGTTGTACAAGAACTCATCGTTGCCCATCCACAGGGCAGCGTTCCAGGTCTCATAGTTGGTCCAACCGTTGTAGGTGTTCTCTTGGGGCACGGTGAAGGTTGCGGTCATGTGTTTGTGTCGCTGATACTAGTATAGGGCATGGGGCAGCGGTTGCTACCCCGTGTGTGACACTAGGTCAACTGAACACCAATTCAGCAATGCCCTCCACAGGGTCGCCATACTCCATCACGGTGTGACCCAACCAGTCCTCTACCCAAGCGTATGAACCCGACTCCTCATGCATGGAATAGCAAACGTCTGCTGCCTCATGTAAACCCATCACGGTCTCCCGCTCTTGGAGTTTGGGGCAACCGACGACGTACTGTCCTGTGATCATGTGTTTGTTTGAACTGAAGTCATTATAGGCACAGGGTCGGCAGGTATGGGGGTCACCCTGTGCCACCTTGCCAACTGGTTGCGGCGGCTGACCAGTTTGTATCACTTAGCAGAGAAATTCTTGCAGACAGCATCACATAGGACACGAATTAGGTCTTCCATGTCATCTTCGCTGATGTTATTGTTGCAGGCAAACTCATCAACAATGCCATCAATGTCCCACATAAGTTGTTCACGTTGGGTCAGCATTTCCAGTTGGTTCATGTTACTTAAGGACGTGACGGTAATCAATACTTTTAACGCAGAATCCTGTCGCTGCTGTAACCTCTTCTACGAGATCTTCATCATCATCCGCCTCCCATACTATGCCCAGGACATCATCAACAATCTCTGCCTGAATGTCGTTGGGAAGTTCACCCTCACTGTCAACAAAATCAAACTCAATGTCAGTGACTTGGTACATCATTGTTGTTACTCAGTCCTCCAACAGTTCTGGATAGTATTCTTGCACTTCTTCTATCAACTCATTGACAGTGTACTTGTCGTAACTTGCATCCATGTAGTCGTAAAGAACTGACCACATAGTTTTGAAGTCCATGCCATCAATCACCGTATTGATTAGACTCGCTTGGAGTTCATCACGGTCAATAACATTGTCTTGCATTGTGTTAGTAACTGTCATGGTCAGTTGTTGATGTCGGTGAGGTCAACTCCTAGTTCTCCGTTCTCATCTTCCACGAGAACAGTTTCAATGTCTGGCACGTCAAAGATTTCGCCAGGCATGTCATTGAGTTCATCCCACATAGGTCGTGTTTGTGTCAACAATGGTAGTATTACAGAGATGACCCTGAGAATCAAGTAATGTTGTGCCACTTGTTAAACTGGTCAACTCTGAGTTGTGTAGTCAATCTCAACTGCTACGATTGAACCATCATCGTAGTAGTTTGTATCAACAACTCCAGCAGCAGTTTCTTCCAACAACTGTTCTTGCAGTTCTTGTAACCATTCTTCTGCAGTCATAGTAACTCCTACTGTAGTGTTACTATAGTTATACTAGAGGTAACACTATTTGTCAAGAATCACTAATAGATCTAAACAGTTTTTTACTATACACCCACAGTGACCAAATGAATAGTTCATCATTCGTTGAACTAGGGATTAACTGCATTGATGTTAAACTTAAGTTTTACAAAAAAATGAAAAACCCAAGAATCTCAAAAGTTGAGAAACTTGGGTTTCCGAGTTTATGCAAATTCAGCGAAAGTGTAACCGTTGACGAACTGCTTGACGCACTTGTTGTCAGTGATGAACCACTCAAACTTGTGCTGATAGATGCCATCAGTGTAGGCACAGCAGAACTCGTTAATGATAGCATTCAGGCGAGATTTGGTGGTGTTGGTCCTCCAACCACCATCAAAGACGCGAACGAAATCATCACCTACCTCAGCGATCTTGTTACCATGCAGGTACACAGTAGAGAGACCAGTGTCATCAGTGCTCACGCTAGTGTTAGCGTTAGTCCAGTTCTTGCCTGCCTTGATGGCGGCGTTCATCAGTTTCTCAATCTTACGCATGGTGATGATAATAAAGGTGAACAGTGGTGCAGTCTAAGATCAGCGGTTGGCGATCATCTTAGAAGCAGTCAGCAGGTCACGCAGGGTGGAAAGTTCGTTGAAGCACTCATCATCTTGGATGAAGGGGCAGTCAAGAGCACGATCAAGAGCATCAATGTAACCCTCAACGTCAGCGACGGTAGAAGCGATGGGGCAGGCAACGACTGTAGTGGTCATGGTTGGTGTGGTGGTCAACAGAATCAATATAGAGCAGATGGGGCACTAGGTCAAGACCTCAGTGCCAGTTCGTCAGGTGTCCCTGATGTCCCCTTTGACTACAACGTCCGATGGTACACGTGACACAGTGTAACGACGGATCTGCTGCGAGAAGGGACGCCATGCCTCCACAGTCTCATTCACGATGCGATTGTGTTGACGATCTGCACCCTTAGCAGTGCTGCACTTGCCACACTTACGAAAATAAATGATGGGGTGTTGGGGTGCATCAACAGTGTCAATCTCAATCTTATAGTATGAGTGCTTGACGACTTGAACTGTCATGTGAACTCCTGACGACTTCCTTATAATACACCATTTCGGTGCCCTGTCAGCAGATAGTGTACACTTCAGAAACTGTCCTCGTAGTGGTCCTGCTCACGCTTAAACTTTGTTACCTTCTTCTTGGACTGTCTACGGATATTTTTTACTTCATACCCGAAGTCTTCAAACTCATCTTCAAACTGTTGCCGTGGGTTATCAGAATCGCGACGATAGTTCTTCTTACTCATTGCTCAGATAGTCTTGTAGATTATCAGTGTAGTGGATTATTTAGTGACAGGGACGATGATGCCTTCTTTAACAGAAGAATGAATGAATTTACCTACTGATTCATTGTTCTTCAGTGTATTTGACAGTTTATTATTGAATTCTTCTGTTTTATCACAGTTAAATTCATATTCTTTGTCAATATTACTGTTATATGTGATTTTAACAAGTTTTTCGTCAATTTTAACGCATTTTACCGCGCTTGAGGACAATTCTTCGTAGATTTTCACAAATTCCATTAAAGTTTAAAGTTTAATTAACTGAAAAACTCAAAAAACTGACTTTTTGAACTTTCTGAAAAACTCAAAAAAGCGAAAAAGCGAGATTTCTGTGTTTCTCCAAATATTATAGAGGGTCTGGGTGGTTATTCTATGGTCCTGTGTGCCACTACGAGTTCTGTCCACCTTTTCTTGACTTTCGGTAGGTTGCGTGCTAAGCCAGCGTCTCCAGAGTACCTTACAAGCATCTTCACAGTAACTACACAGCTCCTATACTATATTTTTTTAATGATTTTAAAAGTTTTCCACAGGTTTATCCACAGCTACCCAAAACCCTTAGTATCACTGGCGCGGAGTGACTTCGTATACTGTGGTGTATCAATGACATGGACTACTGCATCAGTGGTGTTCATTTGTTGAAACCACCATGCTCTCATCTGTGTATAATCTTGGAATGAATATGCTCTACCATCAGTATATTCTACTTGATAGAAATGTCTATCATATAGTTTGTCTGACGTTTGGGTGAATGTCTTGATGGAGGGTGTCATCGTATGGTGATAGTCTGTGTCCTAGGTATGTACAGTATTGGTATTGATCATTGTATACTACGATAAGAACATGATGTTTCTTATGCATAGTGACTAGATCATCTTGTTTGAGAGTGGTTGCTACTTCTAGTGTGAAGTATTCATCTGTTATACAATAGACCCAACCTTCATGTTCTTTGTATTGTACACGATCATTGACTCTAGGTGTGTAATTACTCATCCCATTCATATCCTCCTGCATAGAATCCATCCATTGATACGTTCATGTTAGGTGGTGTGAGGTAAAAATTACCTGCTAATACTAGTCTATCATCTACATCACATTTGTCAACATGATGATGTGTGCCACATGGGAGAATGACCACTTGTCCTTCTTCTACTGGTATTTCTGTGTTAGAGGTAGTAAGAACTAACGGTGCAGAACCAGGGGGTGTGTTGATGTAATATACAAATGAATATTGTGTTGGGAAGTGATGATGGGTGATAGCATAATCACCTTTTGAGTATTTGGCGAACCATGATGATACGATAGTATAATTATGATCGCTTACATGTGAATTAGATGAGCGTATTAGATTTACGATCCAATCAACAATAGTATTAACAGCAGGTGTTTCTACCCACCATTTAGACATTTGTTGTACTTGTACTGCTGATACATTCTTATCACGTGGTTTCTCATTATCAGCATCAATGATTAGTTGTTTGTTGATAGAAAGATCATGATATTTGGCAACAATAACATGTACGTTTTCTTTAACAGTAACTACTCTAGGGGTGGGCATTTTTCAATGTAGTGATAAGGTGCATATTACCATGTTTATAACCAGCATAGATGGTAATGAGTGTCACTAAGAATAGTGTCACAAGGGAGATAACATGTGGTCTATAGTCTGTCATCGTAAGTAATGCCAATTATATGAGAATGTAACACGTGGACCAAATACTCGTGGTGCATGATAAATGCCCCGTGGAATGTATAGACCATCGCCTGGTTGTAATTGATGCACTGAACCATCTTCAAATGTATATTCAGACATACCAATACATTGTACTAACATAATTGAGTGTGCATCTTTATGTGATCTGAATACAAATGACTCTGCCATCACATTACTGTAAATGTGTAGGTTGTTGAGTTTAAGATCAAATGCCTCTTCACATACTTGTTTAACATGATCATTAAGATGATCTTTTGTATGTGTGACAAGAGTAGGAATATAAATGTTCCTATCATTATCATTCTCTACTCCATATGGATTAGTAGTTTCACCTTCATATTCAACACGATTTTTACCTACCATATCACACAAGGGCACGAGCATACGTAAGAAGTCGTTGTTACGTTCTTCCTGCCACATGGGTACAATATCATTCCATGTGATTGTAGTATGTTTAGTGAAGTAATTAGGGAGACATTGTACCTCATCACCCCACTCTAATGTAGGATCATAGGTATCAGGTGTAAGTTCCATGAGGTGCATCATTTGATATTACCCGCCAAAATCACTCTATTATCACATTTATTCTCTGGTACGTAGTGTTCTACATTACCTGGGAATACTACCACACGTCCTGGGATACATTTGATTTCCTTGTTTGATGTTGGGAAGTATAATGATGATGCTCCCTCTGGTGCATTGATGTAGTATACAAATGACCATGATGAAAATTTGTGATCATGCACCTTTGTACGATCACCCATATCATATTTTGCATACCATGACTCATGTAATTTACATGCATCTATTGATCCATCATGATCATATGTGTCTTTTAGTATTTTAATGATCCACTCATAGATCTTTGTGATGTTATCAGATTCAATATTCCAATCTGACATCTTAGCACCAACATTAGTTCTATATGAATTACACCACTCAATGTCATTGATCTCATCCATGAAGGCATCATTGATACTAAGGTCATGATATGTGTCAGTGATTATCTGATGACGTTCGCGAATGAATGATCTTTCCATTATTGTGGTGGCTGTGATGGTACAAAAGGATTACGTGATACATTCTTGATTACAATGAATGCATCCTTATTATACTTAGTCGTGCCCTTGACTGGTGCCCACTTAGTGCCAGCACCATCAATTTCATACACTGATGCACCACCAATATCTACGGTGATGTCATCATTAGCGTCCCAACCAAGTTCTTCTAGTGCTAGTGATAGTTTACCTAGCATTGGTCCCGCCCATTGTGTCATTTGCCTACTCCATAGTCTCCGCCTTCTTCCGCATGTTTGCGCTCAGTCTCATGCAACACCTTCAATGCTGCAAGAACTTCAGGAGTTTCATCCCACTCCCATGTATTACCTTTGCTATCAACAAATGTACGTGTTGTCATTAGTACTGTTCTCCGTCTCGTGCTTTAGGAAATGAATGGACAATATCTACCACAGTTTGTACAAACTCACCGTGGGGTTGGTACGAGCATACGTAGAGTAAACCTACGATGCACATGGTGCTGGGTAGCAACCATAAATTGTGGTATTTCATAATGTAGTTTGGTTACTCACATATTATACCACATGTTACCAGTGTTCTGTGGGTGATGTGCCACTTCCGATAATGGTCTCATTGAGTGGAATATGGAGTTTATGGTAGTTAAAGTTGATGACTACACGACGCTCAGGCGTGGTGAATGGTGTTGATGTGTGCCTGTAGTGTGAAGGAAACTCAATAAATCTATTTGCTTTACTCTCACACTCAATAGGATCATCACCATTCTCAAAGATAGTGCAACCATCACTATCATTGATGTAGAAAATACCAGTTGTGCAATCAAATGGTACATCACGATGATAGTCACGTTGTGTCATCACATCATCTGATGTATGCCAACTTTGATTGGCGCGAATACGTATCAATGCTGCATGACCTAGTTTATTGATAACTGGATCTAGATGATTGAACATTGAATTGACAATAGGTGCTCCTTGAAACAACTCAGGTCCTTTTCTTTCAGAATAGAATATGTGTTGTTGCAATGGATATCCACATGAACAAGACAAATTGTACCATGCCATCTGAGTGCCCATGATAAAGTTACTCAGTCGTTCAAATTGTTCTTCTTCTAGAAAATCATCAGTAACAATGATCTTACTCTCATCTAGTGTCATTATGCTTGGTTAACGTATCGTTGTATTCTAACAGGTCCTGTAAGAGGATCAGTGAGTGGTACACTAATGTAACACTGTAATTTATAGTCACGTGGTTTAAGATTAGATCGTTCAATCTGATCTACTGCATGATCAAAACACATGTACCACGATAGATTGAACTTACCAGTGCGTGGTTCTAGACGCCACGGCATACAATTGACTGGGAATAGTTTAATATCTTTGGATCGTGTGTGTTTAACTCCACGATCCTTGCTGTTCTGGCGAGTGGTACGCTTGACCGAAGGTTTCTTTTGCTGTTTCTTGGATGTACTGGTCGTACCTTTCGTCGTAGTCTTTGCCTTCGCTTTCGCTGTTGTACCAGAAATCTTCCCAGTCTTCTTGGGTTGCTTCACTGATGTTAGACTCTTGGTCTTCTCCTCCAGACTCTTCTGAGTTCTTGATTTTGGTGATGATGATTTGCTTGCTGTCCGAGATTTGCCAGTTGAGCGTGTCACCTTCTTTCCACTCAAGGTAGTTGAGGATTTGGTCTGGGATCGTGATGATGTAGTTGTCTTGGGCATCAGTGGTAACAGCAGTAGTGTAATGCATCATTTGATATAACCATTCTCACGCAACCACTCACCAGTCAGTGGTGTCGGTTCATAATCTGTCCACATTGTACCACGAGCGCACGATTGTAGTGCTTCCATGGTCATGTTCTCAGTTTTACCTGCCCATGATGCTTCTTTCTCCCACGGAATAGCGTGAGGCATGTCTTTATATGTGCGCTTAGCAAGCTCTTGCCAGATCATAGGCACATCTTCTTCATTGTGGATGATGGCAATCATATTGTTTTTGATAGTGCCTGCCATACAATCCTGTGCAGCATGCCATCCTTCATGACGTACAACACTCATGAGTGCGGATGGACGATGCATATATGCCTTGTTCAGGTACATATTGTTACTCACAGTATGATATACTCCGCGATGTCCAATCGGGAAGTATTTCTGATCCGCAAGATATACGTTTGATCCTACTACCTTGAGTGCATCAACCATCCTATTAAATTCATGTGCCACACCAGTGAAACGTTCTGGGTCATCATACTCCGTAGAAACGTCAAGCATGGTGTGTACTTGTTTAACACCATCAGTACACTCACGCAGGAGCATACAACCCATGGCATCCATGGTGTAAAAACCTTTTGTAATCTTGTCTTCGTTTGCTTCAACGCTCATGCCATGCGCCATGCCAAGCAGAGCGCCTCCGATGATAACGTTTTTCAGCGTTGCTTGAATGGGCATAACCATGTCTCATAATCTTGTTTACTTATTCTACCATCATGGTAGAGAATGTCAAGGAATTTAGTCCAGTACTCCTGTTTGCCTGGTATATCACCACGCAATTCAGGATGCCAGATCTTAATCACCTTACGGCAGATCCACACTGCCTCCTTCTTGGTTAGTAGGTATTCCATAGTTATGGATAAAGTATAAGAAACTTTTAAGTGTACGTTTGATACCCAAACTACGCTTGATCTCTAACCAATCTTGATACTCTTGCTCTAACTCAGGAGTCAGAGCAATTGACGCCACAAAGACGTTTGATTTCGTTGATGTCATGGAGAATCTTCTCTGCTAGAGCATGATCTTTGTCGTTCTCTGCTTCCATATATTTGAGGATCAGTCCCCTGATCTGCTCATTCATCAGAGAATGATTCGTAGAGTTCTGTGAGTTCATCTACATTGTAGAAGTGTGTGGACTCGTTTATGTAGTTGTTGGGATCCAACCACTCAAAGAACTCATCAGCAAAAGAGATAGCATCATCAATGCGATTCTCTTCCATGAGTTCACGAAAGCGAGCAACTGCCCACTCACTGATTTCATCACGTTGTCCAGAGATACGAAGGGCGTCAACGTTGTTCATAGTTTGATCAGAGTCAGTTTGTTGTTGAGGTGGTCGTAGGAGACGAATTCTACGTCTTTGGGGAGAGATTCAATCAGAGCACGGGTAAACTCAAGAGTATAGTGCCCATGATAGCGCCAGAAGCGCCTGTATTCGTCTGTAAGGGGTTCTGCCGTGGTCTTGACAGGTACAGTGTACTCGCCCCTGCTGTAACGCGATGGGAGCGGTTGCAGCATGGTCTTGATGTCAGCGACAATCATAGGTGCTACGTGCTGTGGTTTTGTTTTGCAATAACGTGATAAGTAAATCACTTGATAAAGACCTCCTGATCGTGCTCTTTTGTTAGTTTTGCCGCTAGAGTCAGATACTGACACATGTGAGCAACATACTCAACATCTTCTTCGTTAGGATCAAAGTCATAAGATCCATCCCAATCAACAGTGCCATCCATGTTAACAGGAGCACCGAAGACTGTGCCGTCGTCATCAAGAGCGAAAGCGTTACCGTCAGCAACAAGGTAGAACATGGTTCTTGGTTTAGTGGTGAACTGTAAGTAATTTAGCAGACAATGGGGAGGGTGTCAACCCTGATAGTATGCATTCTTGTACAGGTAACCACCTGCCCAGTCACACTTCTCAAGTACAAACTCACGCTCCTTAATCACGCGGAGATCAAAACGTGGTTCTTTCACAGGTGCTTTGAATGATGCTGCTTTGTGCAACTCACCAGTCTTCTTGTTGATGAAAGCGTGAACACTACGGGAACCATCTTCAGTCTCCATGATCACCTTGTGATACTTGCGACCAGTCTCATAGTAGAACTTGTACAGGCAATCACCACGCTCAATAGACTCAAGACGCTTTGCTTTGTACTCAGGGTCAGTGTGGTTGAAGAAGTTGGCACGGCGGATGCTATCCATTTTGAAGTCAAGCACGAGTGCCTCACAGAGCATCTCAGTCCACTTGGTAACGTTGTCAGCGATCTGCTGACGAGCGTCAGCGGTGGCACAGTAGTCAGCGAAGGTAGTGGTCATGGTCTGTTGCGTTGATGTCTATAGTATAAGGGATCTGAGTGCCCTGTGGTCAGTCAGTGGGCAGTTCTAGTTGTGTCCACTGCAGGTGGTCATCACAGCAATCAGAGTCGCTAAGATCCACCATGTCCATCTCTACGTGCTTGGTGAGTTTACCAAACAACATGTCAAGGAAATCGTGATCGTCTTTAGTAAACATCAGTAGAGTTCGTAGGGTTCAACATTGTGCTCAATCACGTCCATGATGTCATCAAAGGTGTTAAGGCACTTAACACGACCAGCACACCATTGAGAGTAATTCTTGAGAGCATAGGTGGCGCGGGTCTCAGGTTGTGCCAGGTGACGGTCACGCTCTGCTCGTACCTCTTGGATGGTGCGGGTCATGTGTCTCTCCCTTGATTACCTTAGTAGTATAGGCTAGGACTCCGCATCAGGAGCGTCAGGTAGACAGCTCTCCAGGTGTCCATACAACTGTCCTGCGGACACACCATGATGATATGAGTATTGTTCGGTGTGACCCATAGGACACCCCATCATCATATCCAGCAGAAAGTTAATTTGTGATGGGGTGAGTTCAACGTTTACTGTGTTCATTCTCCTAGCACAGGGATAACATCTACAGTACTCACATTAGGATCTAGTTGAATGTTTTTAACAAAATGCAGTACATCATCATCATTGAATAGGACAACAGATTGCCTGCTGCATCCTTTCTTCTTTCGCTTCCACCATTCAACACGGAATTTCATAGACTATTGCCTCGTTGGAACTTTTGAATGTCACTTAGGGTGATATGAGCAGCATATTTGTATGAAGTGCTGCCATCTTCATTATATACTGGTTCCTGCTGAGTTGCAATCTTATGTTCATTAAGATTTTGTGTACGCTCACTTGTCATGAGATCGTGCAACTCTCTAGCACGACAGTAAGCATTCTGATGGTACTCAATTACATCATTGATGCAAGATAGCACCTCTTCATATGTCTGTTGTGCCGAGAACTCTCCATCTTGGAGGTAATCATCAATAGCATCTTGGAGACGATCTTTACGCTGTTGTGCATAAGTCTTACGAAGAGGTGGTGTGATGAGGGGACGCTCAGTTGACATTAGTGAAATTCCTGGTTACGACGTTGATCAAGATATCCTAGGATATCATTGCGCCACTCCATTAGTTCGTGAAAACATTCTTGGTTGTGAGCACATTGACGTAGTTCATGATCTGGTTTGAGTACACTCTCATAGAACAAACCAAATGCATCTTTACGTTTTTGATGTTTCAGATCATAGTATTCAGACATGGTTACCTCGTAGTCTTCTAGTAGTATAGCACGAAAATTCACTTATTCGGATAGTTTTCCGTCTCGTTTGAATGCAGGAGGGTATTTAATTTTACCCATGACATAATCAACGTATGATGGTCGTTGTTTCCTAAATTCCTCTACCTTATGCCATGGTGCATAGAGTGGTCCATCGTAGTCCTTCTTCTGTTCACTCATAGAAGTTACCTATTGTTGGTCTCATTGGTTTGACGATTTGCATAGCAGTGTATGGTGTCGTCTTACCAATATCTATTTCCGCTCCTGGTTTTTTAGAGTTGATCGGGGCGTAATAGCATCGTTTCTTAATGTTGTAGAATCCCCAGATAGTTTTTGCACGGCACCCATTGTTATATACAAATTCGCTATGGTTAACACACCAAATAGACAGATAGTTACGCTTGTGTAAAGTGCATTCATAAGAGTATCCTGAAGGGGGAAGGTGAATAAAGTTTGCTGGCAATTCCATCAAAAAATGTTAGTGTAACGCTCGTGTTGAATCTTAGTGATGTGACCTTCTTTCAGCATGTTATCACACACATGACAGAACACTTGAAACTTCTCAACTTTTGTCAGAGCAGTGCCTTTGCAGCACTCTTGAATGGTCTTGACGATAGTTGCTTTGAGCATCGTTTTGTCTTGATTGCTCATATTGTAGAGCACATCGGGTGCGTGGCGAGCGGAAGTGTGGCGGTTTGTAAGGTGTCACAAGGCAATTAGTTTCTTGTAGAATGGATCACATACTTTATACTGTCCTTTGACATGATTATGCTTAAGCAATGGTTTGTCAATATAATGAACAGTTAGTGATGGGTGATCAATCCAGTCGCTCCACGTCCATGATGCAGAACGTACATACTGATTGCCACCCTCTTCACATTTCTTTCTGACTTGTTCATCAAGTTTAGATGCAACAGCGTCAATAGTAAATTCTACCACATACTGCAAGATACCACCAACAAACAACCCATGAATGATGGGAAGATTGACAGCAGTATCTTTATTATATCTTGCACGTGTGTAGTCATTGAAGCAACCACTACCATTGGTAGTCTTACCAGTGTAGTTTTTTGGTTTGACTTCTTTCTCTACATTTGTTGCAGGGTGGATTGCATCGCGACCAAGTTTGCCAGCCAAAGGGTTACAACCAGCAACACGAGCAACAATATGCTCGCGCAGAGTGGAACTGTTTGAGTCGTTGATGTAGGTTTCATATAACTCCTCAAAAAGATCACATTGTATTTGTGTGGGGTGACCCAGTGCTCGCTCAGTCGCAAGTGAAATCAATTGTTCGGAAAACATTAGTCCTCGTCAACACGGTCAATGGACTGGATGTCGCAGATGGGGACTTCATGCTCCCCTCCTACGAGATACCAGTGCATCATCATACCATGAAATTCGGGATGTGCAACATAGTCTTCAGTGTACTCACGTTCACCAAGATACATTAGTTCACTGGTTGGGATGTCATGCTCACGCATCATTGCTTGAAACTGCAGGTGGTGCAGTTCAAACTCACTAGGTACATTCATCAATTGGGTCATGCAGTCTCTTTGTTCTCCCAGATTATATCACCATATGCGTCAACCACATAGCATCTGATATAATGGTTAGCATCTGGACACTGACTTGCTCTCGGGAACCATGATCCAGCGTTAAGACATGCTACAGTTTCATCAGGAAACTTAATTGTATTGAAGATACCCTGTTTCATAATGTCAAGAACATATTCATCAATAAAATCTTCATACCAAGCATTTACAGTATTCTTGGTTGATTCATCTAATTGATTATAATTTGTTAGATCAAAGTATACTAGGTTACATTGATATCTCTGTGCATAAGATGCTATAAGATCATATACTTGTAGTTCATTACCTTGAATAATCATGATGCTTCCTCATCTAATTCATCCTGTACTTTCTTAAGCAGTTCTTCTAGGAATAGTTTTCTCTCAGCAATTTGCTCTGGTGTAAATGCATCTTCAACCTGATTTGATTCTCTTGCATTCTTAACAGTTTCATACTCAGTGAGCAGAGCATTGAAGTAGTTGGTTTCAGTGATTGACTTGATTACAAGATAATTTGCAATTTTATCTCTGAATAACTTAAGTTGATGTCTTGCAAGTGACATCATTTGATCATCTGTTGCAAGATATTCTACATCAGGATTATCCTGTGAGTAGATTTTATTATAAAATTCAGGTGAAATAGGGAACTTAACACTCTCAGCATCGGTAGAGAATTCTACTTGATCTGTAATATCTCTCAGTTTTTGACGATATGTAATGTATTTTGCTTTCTCATCATCAGTAAGTGGAGAATCAGATGTCATTGCCCAATCTGTCTCATCTAACAGGAAGTTACGTGATAGTCTGATAGTGAGAGGTGATACTGACGAAGTTTTAGCATACATTCTAGCAAGTTCTTGGTTGAACTCTTGCTCTTCCAAAGAATCAATAAGATAATATGCTTCAACTAATTTATCTTTTACTGCCTTGCCTTCATCACCAGCAAGTTGCTCCATCTCATAATCAACCCACTCATATTCACCTGTAGAAAAATTCTTTTTATGTCTTCTACGTTTAGCATAGTATGTGTCATTGGTAAACCAATTGAACAGGATTAACTTATCTTTATCACTATCCCATAGAGGATAAAGAAAAGGAAGTAGGGTATCTTTCCAATAAGACTCAGGAATTACCTTTGACGTACCATTATATGTAATTTCCTGATTTACCGTGTCAAGTTGCACCTGTAACACTGGTATGTCAGCTGTATTTTGCGTTGACATGTTATTTCAATATGGTCTCCGATATATTTAGAAAGCTTTGATAAGATACTTACAAAGTCTATATGGTGTAAGTAGAGGAATATCAAAGTCTGGGTCTAGAGAAGCAATTGGTTCTACTTTCGTAGTTGACTTCATTGTCAACCTAGCATCACTAGCATTTAAACCAGAGCTATATGTAATTCCTGGTCCTGTTTCACCTTGAACAGTATATGTAAGAGAATCAACTGCTGGTTTAGAGATTGCTCCTGCTGTTGGAGTGAATACTAGTTCTGTTACTTTCTCTTTCCAGTAAATTACTTCAGCAATACCATAGTGGTCTGTATTATCAGCATTATCATTAGCACTATTTGCATTTGCTCGTGGTTGTTCAAATTTGATTTTTACATTATTTTCTTTTGCTGCTTGTGGTAGTGCCACATTATATGTGTACCACTTTGTGTTACCAGATGTTCCATCCCATGCTTCACTAACTGGAGGTACATTTCCAATAATAGGATCATTTCTATTAGCATTGGGATTGATGATAGTATCAATCAACACCCAAGTACTTGAAGAAGGTAATTGATAATATACTTTTAGTGTCTCTTCTGGTCTATCACCACCATTTACACCATTACCTCTAGCTGCTTTAATACCGATGTAATTGACTTTACTACAATCCGTTGGTTTTACAATAACATATCTTGTTTTACTAGTTTTCGCATTAACTCCACCAAACAAAAGCATATTCTCATATGGTTGAGAAGAGTTTGGAACTAATGTAATGTCAGTTACAGTCCCTGCATTTGAGTCTACCGTTGCATTTACAACTGTTCCCCCAGCAGATCCATTTACAACATAAGCATATGGTTGTTCAGTATAATTGCTACCACCAGATCCTAATGTAACATTATTTACAGTGCCAGCTCCAGATGTGCTAACCGTTGCAGTAGCACCAGATCCACCACCACCAGTTATCACAATAGTAGGTGTTCCCGATGGTTTTTTAAAGTTTCCTTGATTGCCAGTTCCGTCACCAAAAGATACGATATCAACGTCCCAATCAACATTATCAGCAGTTCCTTCCTCATATATGTCACCAACACTAGTGGTAGTTGTTCCACCAATATATCCAGTGATAATTCCCAATCCAAGTTTAGCATAACCAACGCCACCCTTAGCAACACCACCACCTGGCGAAGATCCTCCATCACCAACAGTAATTTGAGCTGAAGTAGGATTGCCTAATGAACTCCATGATGTAGTACCATTCCAAGATCCAGCGCCGCCTCCACCGCCGCCGCCAGAAGTCCAGTAATCATTATTATAATCAACTTTCATTCTAACTTTACCGTTAGTTCTTCCAGAACTAGACTGAGAAGCACTTTGGAAGTAATCAGTTCTAATAGAACTAGTTCCAGTCATTCCACCGCCACCACCTTGGTGACCGCCGCCTCCTCCAGGAGCGCCACCAGGACCACCAGGAGCGCCACCACCTGTACCACCAGGAGTTGTGAAACCATTGACAGCGGCACCACCGCCGCCGCCTCCGCCGCCACCACCGATACATCCATAATTACCACCAACACCACCAGAACCAGTTCCGATAGCTGATGTAACCTGCTGTAGTCCAACAGGTCCAATACCATTTTGTCCAGGACCACCATCATATCCATCAGCACCAGCACCACCGCCGCCACCAGCACCAATAACAAGCTGAGATCCTCTATACAGAGCAGTGCATCCACCGCCGCCGCCACCAGAAGCGCCAGGACCGCCTGATGATGGTGGTGGGGGAATATGTCCTTGTCCACCTCTTTTACCACTACCAGATCCAGCGCCAGAACCGCCACCACCAGGACTATTGCCACCAGTGCCGCCTGCATATCCTATTTTTACAGACCAAGAATTTTGAGTAAATGTGGCACGTGCGCTAGCTTTTAATTCTCCATATACTCTTGTTCCAGGATGTCCAGTTACACTACCTTTGGATACACCACCACCTTTTCCTCCATGAACCCAGAATGCAACAAAGGTAGGATTATTAATACCTTGTAAATTAAATGTTCCGTCACTAGTTAATTCAGTATCAACTGTACCACTTTGTCCTGTAACTTCTCTATTAACTCCGTTGGTTCCTGCACCATAAACTGGTCCCATATCAACAGCAGCACGTCCGAGTAAACCACCAATTCCTCCAGTGCCAGGATTACTTGGATAATCTACCTTTGGATAACCATTTGATGCTGCTCCATTACCACCATCAGTACCATCCAATCCGTCAAACTTACCAGCACTCTTTGAACCAAGTTTCTGTGTACCACCTTTACTACCACCATTTCCACCTGATTGACCACTTGCTGCTCCGCCGCCGCCTCCACCTTTTCCAACTAGGTGAATAATTGATCCATCACCAACTTTAATAGAAGTGTCTCCACCAGAGTTTCCACCTGTATCACCATTAGCACCAGATCCGCCACCTCCAATGGCAATGAATTGGAATGATTCGGGACTACCAGTAACTGTACTGAAATCTACCGTATAGTTACCAGGGTTGGTGAATTCCCATTCATTTGTATAGTCAATAATAGGTGTTCCACCTGTAGTAATATCTCTGTTGCCAATTACAGAGTTACCTTGAGTTCTATAGAATGTTGGGTTAGGAATAAATGTTTGAAAGTCCCAACTACCTGCTCCTGCAGCACCTGATGCCATGTATTTTTGATCTGCTGGAGCATCTAATGGATTTTTTATAGATCCATTGCCACTAGCGCCACCAAATGCATCCCATACATCATATGTTGCAACTGTATTATCATCATTTGGTCTTCTTAACAACGCATGTTTATGCGTAAATACCTGACCTGAGGTTGGATACCATCTTTGAACTCTTCCAGATCCTTCCTTGAAGTCAGCCAAATATCTGTCTCCACTTGCCTCAGCAATATACTGGTTATCTCCAGGTATAGTATGAAATACTGCATGACTATGCTGGAAGACTCCTGTGAGTTTTGTCTCTCTCATTGAGACAGTCACATCTTGACTACCAATGATAGTACAACCAGTAGTCTCAACTACTTGATCATATCCAGCAGTAGTAATTCTACCCAATGAAAAATACTCATCCTGGGATTCTTTAGCAAAATACCATTGACCACCTGTAATGCCAACACCAAGGGAAGAATTACCTACGTTAGGAGAGTTGTTACCAAATACTGCATTGTTTCCTACAATTTTTCTGGTTTTAGTATCAGGTACTGCAAATGTTCCGAGGTTAGTAATACCCCACCAATCAAGAACATTTGCTGTAGTTATTCCAGAAAGACCACCAGTATCAGGATCAATTCTAACTACCGCTGTAGCACCAGATCCACCACCACCTGTGATAGTAACCGAGGGAGGATTATTGGGATCATATCCGCTACCAGCTATGATAGTATCAATCTTAACTAACTTACCAGTGTTATCAATTTCAGCATATGCAGTTGCTTGAGTAGAATTTGCGCCACTGGGAGCATCAACTGTAACTACAGGATTAGATGTATATCCACTTCCAGGATTTGTAATATCAATGCCTTGACTTGCTCTACCACCATACTTATTTCCAATGACAGAAAATAACATTGGATAATCAGAAATCTCGTATGTAGATCCATCGCAATACAAATATCCTTCATGAGTATATGCTGGATCATCACCATTGACGTATGCATTACCAGTCTTCTCACTCAAATTACCATAGTTTATGTCACCAGATTTAACGTAACTGTGATCAAAACTATTGTCAGTGCTCTTTAAATTAGGTACAATAGATCCGATTGGTGTAGTATCCACCAACATGTCGGTCAGGAATCCCTGTCTAGCATTTCTATAACTTTGTGCCATTACTATTAAATCTTAATTAAGTATTCCATAACAATAAATGGTGCAGTAGCAGAATCAATAGAAACTGAAGAGTCTGCTCCAATGTCCATTCTGGTAGTTAAATTTTCAGGTGGAACATTGATTGCATTCGTCTTTACTTTATAGTTATGATCACCTCTCTCTAAATCAATACGGTGATTGTGTCTAGTTGGGTCTGTACCTGCAGCAATTGCTAAATCAGCGGTATCAGTTGTTTCGTTTACAACATCAGTGATTGCTCTATTTTCTCTATGTTCTTGGTTTGATTGCATAGGAACTACATCATGTAAACTCACATTATTAAAATCCGTAGGAACTCCAGGATAACCCTGTTCATATGTAATTGGAACATCATTGTCCCAATTTACTTCTGGCCATGATGGACTAGATACACAAATACCAAGGACTTCTACTGCGTTTCCATATCTAGCAACATCAGATCCATTTGGAGATCCTTCTAATTCTCCACCATCAAGAGTATATTCTTCATTACTCAAGCAACCATAAGTGTATGATTGCTGCCCATATCCAAAGATACAATAACCATAATATAAAGTCTCTTGTGTACCAACAACTAAGTTCTGAGTTGTACTTGCAGATGATCTCCACTTATCAATTGCTTTACAAGGTGCTTGAGCACTTCCTGGTGGTTGAGAGCTATCATTATCATATCTAGTAGCATCTAACCAATCTTGAATTGGTATTGTTGACGCATTCTTACGACCTGTACGACCACCATTAGGATTTGGTTCATTAGATGATGTTTCATTGGTCTGTAAATTTCTTGCTCTTACTGCACTATGCAAATGCAAGTGACCATGTACCATATTTTCTTCAACACCTTCAATATCAGTGTAATGGGTGTCACCAGCATATTCCCATGATGGTCTACCTCTCAAAGGAATTTCTTGACTAGGAACTGTAATTTGACCAGAATAGGTAATAGTTACGCTATCACCAATTGCAGACGTTGCTTCAATACCAATACCAGATCTACTTACCAAATTACCTAAAGCATTAGGTAATCTGATATTATTATATGATCCAGCGTTAGCACCAGATGTTGGTTCTGGATATTTTGATCCCAAATCAGGAACCATGAATTGCTCATCAGATAGAATATCAAATTCTGTACCATCAGGATTTCTCCTAAGATACTTGCAATTACTACCAGTTCCTAAGATCGCTGCTAAGGCAGGATAATCAGCAGCGAAGTATTTTGCACCATCACATTTAAGATATCCTGCAGGTAATTTTGCTCTATTTACGGCAGTGCTTGGATCACCATTATATTCCATCGGCCAAATAATAACCTGACCTGATAGATTACCATACTTAGATCTTTCTTTGGCGTAAAATGCTGGCATCAGTATGCTTTGATTATGAACGTCATTGTTACGTTAGGTTGTGTAGTATCAACCGTAATATTTAGTGCATCTTCTAGACTATCTGCCGTTAAAGCAGATCCATCTGCATCATTTGCAGTATGTGAAGGAGGACTTGCAATAGATCCAATACCCTGAGAAATTTCAAAACTTCCGTGATTATGAGCTCTAAAAACTTGCTCTTTAGGATCTTTTGATGTATCAATAACGTTCATTGTAGTTGGCCACGTATTGTTTTTAAATGCCAAGTCAATTGTTCCACTATTTTTTACCTGAACATTCAGTGTAAGTTCATAAATTGGTGCAGCTTCTGTTCCTTTATTCTCAACTGATTGTACATATGTACCTTCTTCAAAGTAATGATACTTATTGTCTGCATTGACTGGTACAACAACCATCAATGGAGTGATTTTATCATATTGATACCACGTTTCTGTACCTGCTGTGTATAATCTACTAATATTAGTATTAGATGGTAACGTGATTTTATTACTTTGTGCTGCAATTGTAACTCCAGACACAGTGAACACTGGAGAGGTTTCTGGATCATCTTCTAATCCATCACTTCTAATAGGCGCTCCTGTGTCATAACCAAGGAAGTTTGTTTTTCCTTGATACCTCATTGGTTTTGGAAACATTCCAGTATGACAAGGAGTTTTGTGAGAAATTTCGTGTTCTGTGGTATATGACGCCGTGTTTCCTCTTTCAAACATAACTGACTCCCATGTCAAATTGGTAGGTCCAGTTCCTCCTCCCAATTGTTCTCTATCAGTTGTAGGCCAATTATCTTTTCCTGCAGGAATAAATCCCCAATAATCTTTTCCACTACTATCTTGAACAAACTCATAGAATCTATCCATTCTAGGTAGTGTATTTTCTCTGGTATTATCACCATAATATGTTATGTCAGTAGCACCATTAAACCATTGAGTAGGTTCAGCTTCCTTGTTTTGACATTCAATTGGACCTTTCGTATATCTACAAGAAGTACTATCTGTAATAGTTCCAGTCATATCAATACCTCTGTCCGTTCGGAAAACCATTGGACCAGTAGGGTTTGGGTTAACTGACATTATACTGTCACTATGACTGTGTGATGGAGTGTGGTTCATTCCCAATTTTCTATTGAGAGTATAAACTGTCTCTAGAAAATCAGGAGCACCCATGGTAATATTATCAAATTTAAAATATAAATTACCAGATAAGTTTAAAGTGAAATCAATATCACATGTTGCCTGATATGTTGTATTTACTAGGACGTTTTGACCGTAACCATCAATAAGATCTCCTAGTTTATCTCCCTGTGTATTATATACTGCGTCTAAAGGATCAGTTTGATTTGCTTTATATTTGTCCTGAGTTAGATAAGATCTTTCAAGATCTATTAAAACTTTAGCAGATATATTTGGTAAACCAAATGTCGCATCTGTACCATAATATGGAAATTCCTCATGATTTCCTGCTGCGTCAGTCATCTTACCTCCGTAAGAATCACCTAATGCAGCTGCTAACAGAGGATAATCTGAAGCAGACAATGTTTGACCACTACAAGTAATCCATCCCTTGGGGATATTAGATTCCAAGAATCCAGTACCCCCATCTCCTCCCCATGGCATGATAGTGCCAATCTTGGCAGATCGCATGGTTTTTATTGAGTCGTATCTTACTGTCATTTGTCTTAGATCAGAGTTCCATCAACCACCAACCACGGAGAGTAGGTGGAATAGTTCTAGCATTTGCAGATCCCTCAATGTCAACAGATCCAGCATATACTAGACCGAATGAAGCATTTCTAGATTGAATAACAAGTTCTCCAGAGTCCCATGCAGTTGCTAGTGTTTGACCAGCACCAGCGCCAACTCTAGATCCAGTAGTATCACCTTGGATTGCTGTCGCAACAGCACCTACTTTTTTCGCTCTAATAATTAGACTTGTGTTGTATGTCAAGTTGCCACTGAGTTCAACGAATCTAATCATATCTCCAGTTTGTGCATTATCTGGTAGATATAAGACCATATTACTACCACTAGAAGTATTGATAAGATAGTTATTGTTAACTTCTAGAGGATTATCTTGCTGCTGACCAATTCCAGTAGTAGCATCAAATTCAACATAAGTATGTCTTCTACCACCATTTCCAGTCCAGTATTTTTCAATACCGAAAGAGTCAATAGCATTGTTCTGATAGATCTTAAATTCCTTAGGACCTTCAGTTCCACCAACACCAGCAGAACCTAGGTTATCAACGTGGAACACAGTCTCTGCTGCATTCTCTGTTTCTAGGAGTAGACCACCTTGATAGAATTTCTCACCCATGGTTACACTACCTTCGCGGTTTGTTACGCGGAAGGATGGAACTGTTGAGCAGATGCCATTCATCTGGCAATCATCCCAATAAACTCTAATATCACCGTAGATATTACCAGCGCCCTTAAGGGTTAGTCCATTAGTGTTTTCAATAGGATCTTCAATTGATCCATCACCTGAGTGACCATCATCGTTTGCAATAGAAAGAACTAAAGTTTTACCATCAGAACCATACATTCTGAACGCACCACCATAAATGGTAGTATCATCAAATATCTTAGTCTTGCCACCATTGTATAGATTTACAAGTGGGGTGTTGACATTGTTTGGTATTCTAGCACTCTTCGGCATCTTGACTGCATATAATGCATCAAGAGATCCATCAACACTATCAGGAACAAAGAATTCTGTTCCGATTCTTACATATGTTGGATAATCCAACTTAGGTGCAATTAGATCAGCATCACGAAGTCTAATTTCAAGTCTAATATCACTAGTATTTGGAGTACGTGCTTTAAGTGCAGTTGCACGATCTGCTTGTGTTGCAGGAATATCATCTAGAAGAACTGTTGTTCTATCATATTTGTCTAGTTTGACAACATTAACACCTGCTTGGAACGATTGTGCTGTTGTACCTTCACGTCCTCTACCACCAGCAGGATAAGTTTGATTAGTTGATGTTGGTAGAATTAGTGCGCCAGTGGTTGTATCTGTACGTGGCGTATCAGTAATTTGAATAATTTCAATCTGCTGATCGGTTACATACAATGCTACCAAATCACCTATGCTGAATGCAGCAAGGTTAGATTGAATCTCAATGTTTGAAGTTGCAGGAACAATTGCTGTAGCAAGAGTTGTTGCAGGACCTAATCCGTTTGGATTAATTGATTGTGGATTATGTCTGTATACATGAACAACATCACTGTCCTTGGTATATGCAGAAGGAGAAGTTCCAAACTGCTCGGCAAGCATAAAGACTGTACCGTGTACATTACCAATAGTTGTGTCTCCTGTGCAAGTATCTACTTCAAAGGTGGTAACTGCAGGATCATCACCATTAGTGATTCTTAACTTATCACCTACAGGAGAATTGGTGTATGGTGTTGTGCAGCTACCATTAAGAGTTAGAAGTCCGCTGATAGTTGTAGTTTCAGATGAAATGGTAACATTACCTGTTACAGAATCAACTTCAAATACTGTCTCTTCATTAGCAGTATCACAACCAGTCTTAACTGATAGTTTCTTAGCAACCTGATCAATTAAGGTCTTAACTTTGAATAGTTCTCCCTGGTCATCAACACCGTCTCCCGAAGGAGTTCCATCATCACGGGAAATAATTACATAATCTCCAAGATTGATAGTGCCACCAAACTGTGCAAGATAAATGTTTTCTTCATTTCCAGTATTATCAAGATCAGTTGTAATCCAAGTGGAATTAAACTGAACGTTACACTTATAGATTGCTGCAGTGTCATTATGATCACTTCTAATTGCAGTGAAAGTACCAAATGGTAGTCTCTCAACAACTAGGAAGAATGGAGCGACATTAATTCTTGGTAGAGAAACTACTCTAACAAATTCTGGATGCTTAGTACCACCAGATGAATCTGTATCAATGAGTAGAATATCATTCTCTTCAAAATACTGAGCACCAGAAAGATCAACTGGTTTATTCTTAATTGGTAAGTAATATTGATTACCAGTTAGTACAGGAAGAACTTGAGGTTCAACAATTGGAGTACCACCAATCGTAGTAATTTGATTCTGATATACAGAACCACCCCAATCACCACTACCAGAAGTATCTACAGCGTTGTATCTTACATCAGTTGTAGCAACTCTAGCAACAGAAATAATATCAACGTTGGAATTGAATAAGTTATTTCCTAGAACACCACTGGTGTGTGAAATTCTACCAGAACCAATTTGTGCTCTGTCTGCTACGAAAGAGTATGATGCATATCCACCACATAGTGTAACATCAGAATTAAATCTAGCAGTAGAATCAACAATTAGGTTATTTCTAACTCTAGTATCACCACCCTGACCACCGATTGTGATGTCAGAAGCATTAGTAGCAAAGTCAAGTTTAGATGTAGCAGAGTTACCAGCGAAAAATTCTACCGTTCCTGCGGTTGATGATAACTTAACGATGTCAGTAAGACCTCTTCTAGTACCTAACTGGAAGTCTCCAGCGGTCTTGAATGACTTACTACCAATTAGAGTAAATGATAATGATTCGTTATTATCATATGCACCACCAATAGTAATCTTAGAAATGTTACTGCTGGTATCTGGAGTATTTCCGAACCAGACATAACTTTCAGTAGATGCATTCCCAATGTAGAGTCTTTGCTTATCTGTACTGGTGTTGAGAACGTTTAGATCACTTACACTGTTACCAACGTTGAGTGTACCAGTGAAAGTAGAATCTGTAACTAGATTAAACGTACCAGATGTCTGAGATGTTCTAATCTCAGCAGTTACACCGTCATCACCATTAACTTCAATGTCATGCTCAAAGCGAGCATCATCAGTAAATCTAGATGTACCGTCAACAACTAGTGCTCTATCAAGTTGAGAGTTGTCAACGTTAATACCAACACGACCACCATTTGTAGTCGCAACACGGAAGACTGCCTCATTGTCAGGTGATCCGCTGTTACCACCAACCAAGAATGCATTGTCAATGTCTTGCTTATTTCTAGCAGCAAAATTATTATGATCTAGATAGTCATCAACAATTCTACCGCTGATAAATGCATTACCAACAACGTCAAGGTTTGCACGTGGATCAGTTTCAACACTAACAAATGCATTTTCATATGCTGAGTGTGGAGCACGTGCGATGGTGTTGATACCCATCTTATATTGACCGATGTCATCAGTATTAGTTCTGATAGATTCAGAACCGATAACACCAAATTCCTTCCAGTTAGAATTAGAGAACTCTAGTCTTGCACCGTTTCCAAGTGCAACTTCAGTGCTCCATAGTCGTGGGTTATCATTAGAAACATTTGCTCTGTTCTGAGCAAGAGCAATCTGACATGTATTAGCAGTAGGAGTAAATCCGTTACCAATGACTTGCCATAAACCATTGAATCCAGAATCGCTGTAGTTACTGATTCTAATTTGTGATCCGCTACTAATACCAACCTGCTGGTTTGATAGGTTATTACCCCATGTGATAGTGATAACAGTGCTACCATCCATCGTAAAGTGAAGGATATTAGCAGCAGGAACATCTTCAAAGAAGTTTGCATAGATCCAACCACGGGAACCACTTGAACCTACCTCACTGCCCTTAAGAAGCATATCACCAGACAATGGTGCATTGCTTCCATAGAGGACATTCTGAGTAGCATCAATAGATGTTCCTAATCCTGTAGAGTAGAGAGCACTCTGGTTAGGTGTAACATTAGATCCTTGGTTTCCAACTACATGGTTCTGGATCTTATATCCTTGTGCCTGACCATTTGATCCACGTGGGTTGAATTGGAAAATAGAAGCAGCAACTCTGTTTCTAGCAATAACAATGTTACCCTGAGTATCCTGATTAAGGAACTGTTGAGTGGTGTCAAGTGTAGCATCATCACCAGAGCTAGGTGATACGTTAGACAGAATTCTGAGTGCATACTCTCTAACTCTACCAAGAACATTGATAGTAACAGGAGAGTTAAATGTACTGATTAGATCCTGTGCATCACCACCATTAACAACGATATTCTCATTGAATGTTACTGGGGTATCAAACGTAGTGACAAGAGTATCAATTGCATCCGCGTCATCAGCAGAATCAACTAGAGCAGCAGACTCAAGGAACTCCTCTTCACCAGTGATAGCATCAATCTTACGGTTACCAATGTATAGGTCACCATTAGAGTTTAGACCAGTGTAGAATACGAGACCACCATCTTGCTTCTTAGACTGTGCATAGAAGTCTTGAGTTGGGGTGAGAACAATCTCCTGTCTAGCAGGTAAACCAGTGGAGTAGTTACCAGGACCGAAACCAAGATATTCAAACGTATGGTTACCAGCACGAGCGATAGATGGTCTACGTAATTCAACGTAGAGTCTCTGATCCGCCATGACTTTACTGTCACCAACGATTGGAATCTTACGATCCTCAGAACCAGAAGCAGCATTTCCTTTTTGTGCTCTTAGTCTATTATCTTCGGTAGAACTTACTTGAGTATAAGTCTTAGAGCTGAGTGCATCCTGACTAATAAAGTCTAATGCCATCTCACGGGTCATTGAACCCTTGAAGTCGTTAACTCTAACAAGACCGTGAGTATAGTTATCTGCAGCAGAATACGTTGCAGGTACGTCTACTTCAGTTACATCTAGTTGCTTGAACCAGAGAGGATCGTTCTTGTAGTTGAGTGGATATAGTTTGCTGATTGGTTGGGAGAACTTAAAGTTACGGAAGTTACCCTGGTTACCAGCACCAGTTGGGAATGGTGAGATGTTACCACGAACTGCAGTTAGATAGTAGATACCATCTTGCTGACCATAGATACGGCGTTGAATCTCCTCAACATCAAAGATGTAGAAAGTGTCATCAATCTCACCTGTGTCTTCTACAGATGCGACATAGAACTGAACATTATCATCGTCAGTGACGATATCACCAGGAGTAATGGTGTATACTGCAGAACCTTTCTCCTTATAGTAATACTCAGGATACTCCTTACGGATAAGATCCTTGATTACGAGTGACTTACCAAAGTCTTGATCTGTTTCTAGATCTGCAAAGGTAGAACCTTGAGCAAATCTAATGTTTTCAAACTCAGAGTAGTCAATGTCACCAAATGTTCCTTTAAGGATTAGGTGCCACTCACTTGTTCCAGGAACATTTAGAACTGCATGAATATATCCATATCCAGAGCTGTTACCGAACCACTCAATTCTATTTGAAGCATTAGATTGAGTCTTGTCTGCTACGAATGATCCACCCTGAGGTGCAGTAATCTTAACCGTAGTAAAAGTCTCATTGAATAGTGCAGTGTTCTCAATACCTAGATCAAATACCGTTAGTTCTAGGAGTTCATCACCACTACTTTGCTCAGTGAAGTATCTACCAGACTGAATAGTCATGGAGACATAGTTTGTGGTCTCAATCTTCTTAGCGTATTGAGTAGTACCAACTACATCTCTCTTATAAGGATCGTATGCAACTTCCTCATTAAGACTATTAGTAATGAAGTCTTGCTTGGTGAAACCAATAACTTCACTTGCTTGTACAGGGTTAAAGAATCTTGCCTTAGTTACAGAACCAGTTACAGGCTTAAGTACAAGTTTTTGTGGTAGTAGTTTTCTCGTTTCGTCCTTACGGATCTTGATAGAGAATCCATTAATAGGATCACGAACTGCCTGTAGATAATCAGGGATGACATAACGTAGACGATAGATACGATCTTCCTTATCTCTCTCGTCCTTGATTCTCTCAAACCACGTATCATTTGTTTTATCCTGACCAGACTGATCACTATATGCATTCTCATGCAATCTAGTGAGGATATTCATTGAGTATTGTGGATCCTGAGGATTAGAGGAATGATCCTCAACCTGCATATACCACTTACCATAGATGGTAGGTGTTGTGCCTGGGTTCTGATATGATGGATCAAATCTTACAGGAGATTCACGCTTGTCTGCAAATACCGAGAAGTCATATACTCCAGACTGGAATGTAATTGCATTGATATCAGCAATAGCATCCGCTTTTGTGGTGTGGATGGTAAAGTTCTTCTCAGTTTGATATCTTGCCCAGAAGAACTTGTCTCCTCTTAGTCTACCATTAGAATCTGCAACGTTAGGATCGCCTGCATAGTTTGCACCTACGAGAGGAACACTACCGCCTTCATTTGGTCTGAAGAATACTTTATGACCAGAGATATCAGCGAATGGAACATCAAAGATGTGAGGTACATCGGTACGAATTCTGTTGTTGGTATTAACTTCCAATACACAAGAGTACTGGTGGAGATCAAAACGATCATCTAATACAAACTGATAGATATCAATCTCAATATCAGGATCAATACCATCTACTTCAGCAGAGTGGATATAGATACCTGCTGCAGCATTCTCTTTGCTGCTTGCGAGCATGATCTTAGTTTGATCACTACCATTAAAGATAGAAGTACCTTCGTATGGTTCTGGTTTTGTCTTTCTTGCAGGAGCAATTACATAGTATAGTTCATTTGTTTCAAAACCATTTGGTAGTCTGATCTTTCTCTTGTCAACATCAACATAAGAGTTGGTTACACTATCGTAACGAGGACGTGGTACAAGTCTTACAGGTGTACCAGTTTCCAGGTTATGTGGGTTAGATCCCTGACCAGTGCGTAAAGTCCATACAGTTGCTCTAGAAGCGAGTTCTGTAGTCAACTGAGATGGTTCAACCCTAGGAACAGAGTTAAGTCCAGTCTGAATAATAGTGGAGATATTAGTGAAGAACTGACGAATAGCAGTTGCTTGATCAGCGCACTCAGGATAAGAAGTATGCTGAGTAATAGTCTCGTCAGTGGTTGGTGAGAACTGACTGGTATATACACCAGAAGTTAGTGTGAAATACAGATAGGAATTAGTTGTTGATGCATTAGCATTAACAGATGGACCGAATGATAGTCCAAGTGGCGACTCAACTCTATCAACGCTCTGAAGATAACCAGGGTTCAAGATTGTATTGTTTACAATCTGGAACAACGTGGTAATTGCAGAAGCAACATTCTGACATGAACCATTAGATACAGTTCTAAGGACTGAAGACAAGGTTGTAGGAGTTGCAACAGCATCCTCAACAATCTTGAATAGAGTATTGATTGTAGATCTTACGTCCTCACATGATCCTACAGAAACTGTTCTAGTAACAGATGCAAGAGATCCAGGAGATGTTACTGCATTAGTTGCAATAGCAGTTAATGTCTCAATAGAAGAACGTACATCGTTACAAGATCCGTTAGAGAATGTACGAGTTACATTGTATAGAAGAGGAGCAGATGTAATCGTGTTGGTTAGAATAGTAACCAAGGTGTTGATTGTTGACTCCTGAGCGGGACATAGAGGTGTCTGAGTGTCAGCAGTAATAGTATTATCAAATGACTGAGTTAGAGCAGTGTGACCACCAACGGTGACTGCCTCATTTCTCATAACCTCAATCATTATGTCCTTTGCTTCAGTAAACGCAGTGATTGTCTGCGCTTCTTCACCTGCAACATGAGCACCAGTTGCATATAGATTTGCAGCGTCCCAAGTGCGATCATTACCACCAAATGCTAGGTTGTATGCAACAACCTCAATCATGTCAATGATATCATCAATGCAATCCTGCGAGTTACCAGTAGGTACAGTGAAGGAAGGATACTGAGTTTGCATTCTTCCATATGCAATTTCAGCAATGAAAGTTTTGTTTGCAAGAATTAGATTCTTAGCATCAGCTGACTTATTGTCAGTTGGAGTTGGTGCATTGACAGTAATAGTATTATCAAATGACTGGGTGAGACCATGAGATCCTACAGGAAGGATAACCTCATTTCTCATTGCCTGAACCATCAGGTCTCTAGCATAATCAAATGCTTGGACTGTTTGAGTCTCTTCGCCAGCAACATGAGCGCCAGTGACATAGAGATTTGACATATCCCAAGTTCTGTCATTGCCACCGAAAGCAACGTTATAAGAAATTTCCTCAACAAAATCTAGGATGTCATCAATACAATCTTGTGCATTTCCTGTAGGTGGCACAAATCCAGCATTTTGTGCAAGCATTCTTGCATATGCTTCATTAGCAATAAGAGTTTTATTTGCTACGATCAGATTGCGTGCGTCACCATTACGATCAATGACAGGATCAGGAAGATCATATGTAATACTGCTATCAAATGTCTGTGATAGACCATGAGATCCCATAGAGAGAATCTTCTGGTTTCTCATCACTTGAGCAGCCATTTCTTTCGCTTGCTCAAAGACATATAGTGTCTCAGTCTCTTCGCCAGCAACGTGAGCACCCTTTACATACGAGTATGCTGCATCCCAAGTCTTATCGTTACCACCATATGCAACGTTATCAGCAACTGCTTCTAGGAGATCTACAACGTCATCAATACAGTTTTGGTTACCACCAGCAACAGTAAATGTAGGATACTTCTGAAGCATTCTCTCAACTGCTTCATTAGCAATGAGATTCTTGTTTGCCAAGATAAGGTCACGAGCATCACCATTACGATCAGCAACTAGCTCAGGTGCAACATAAGTGATAGATGTATCTTTGGTCTGAGTTAAACCATGCGTGCCAAATACAAATACATCCTCATTACGCATGACCTGAATACACATGTCACGTGCATATGTAAATGCCTTGACAGTTTCTGCTTCTTCTCCCGAAACATGTGCTCCAGTCTCATATAAGTATGCCGCATCAAATGTTTCAGCATTACCACCGAAAGCGGTGTTTTCTGCAACTGCTTCAATAACATCAACAATATCATCAATGCAGTCCTGTGAATTGCCTGTAGGAGTAACAAAACCAGGGAAGTCAAGGACCATACGGTCATATGCTTCAGCAGCAATAAATGCTTTGTTAGCAAGCATTAAATCTCTTGCATCACCGAAACGATCAGATACAACTTTCTTCTCACTAAATGTTGCTTTCTGACCCAACTCAATGGTAGTTGCGTCAATAACACGCTTGACGAAAGTATTATCGGGGATTGCAGGAGATGCTGGACGTGTTGCACCAGAGTTTAGTTTACCATCAGTAAACTGCGAAGGATCATAATCTGCAACAACCATACCCTGAACGATTCCAGAGGTATCGCCAACGTTGACAATAGAAGAGGATGCAGTTGTTGTTGCTCCTTGACGCAGATAAGAATAGTTTCTCATTGCTGCGATTGCCAAGTCTCTAGCGTAGTTGTAACCTTCTAAAGTCTCAGATAGTTCTCCAATAATATAAGAGAGGTTATTACCAACATAATATGATTCAGCTGCCTGAATCGTATTGATGTTACCACCCAGTCTTAGATCTTGTACCGTAGCGTCAATCAGATAACCAATATCACGACGACATTTCTCAATAGTAATACCAGATTTGATTAGAAGACTTGGATACTTTGCTGTAATGTATCCATATGCTTCATATGCAATAAAATTCTTATTCTCTTCAATTCTATCAGCAGCATCAAGGTTTCTGTTGTTTAAAACCAAGTTGCTAGGATTGAGGATTGATGCACTAGCAGTGAAACTCTTAAATCCATTTGGAGTTAGAGTTGCATTGTAAATATTATCTGCGCCAGCACTTCTAGGTGTTAGTTTAACGTATAATTTCTCGTCACTTCTAGCACCGATACGGAATCCTTCAATAGACGCTGCTGGTCTTTTTGCAGGATCAAATGCCTCGTTATCTCCGTAGTATATTTTTGAATGATTATTACCATCATTTGATGCCTTGATATCAATGGTGTAGTAGGCATTCTTCTTGGTATTTCCTGTAGTCTCAGGAATAGTTTTTGGTGGAACGATGTCAGTAATATATCCACCCTTATCCTGATTGAACGCAAATCCTTTGAAACCGATTGCGTGCAGTGAGGTGTTACCAAAGTTGGAGTTAGAGTTGGTGATAGACATGTCACCACCACTTTCCATTAGGAAGTGATCAGCGAAACCAACAGCGAAGATAGAAACGTTCTGAATGAATGCATCTTCTGATGCTCTAACGTGGAAGTTTCTCCAGTCATCCTTCCAATATGCATCACCTTTGGTGTGATAAGGAACTGTTGCAAATGCATCAGTTAGCGATGCTTGGTTAAAGGTGTTAGAGTATTCATCATAACGGATAAATGCTCTGTCATCTTTCTGCAGTGATACACCCGTATACTGCGCGATAACCATGGATTTAAATCCAGTCGCCTTCAAACCATTTGCCCAGATTCCGCAAATACCCCAGGTAGAGCGGATAGAGCAGTTAAAGACATACGGAGATGCGGATTCAACAGAGTCAACTTCCGCTTTAACTACCGCGTTTGCACTTAATCCATTCTGAGAGGTATAAGTAGTTCCGCTAACAAGACTGGTACTAGTACCAAGAGTAGATACTGTTCCGCCAATTTGATATCTGAACTTTCTAGCATCTACAAGATCAATCTCACTAATAGGGAAAGTACCATTGAGTTGATCATCTAAACCGTTACCTTCAATAGCGATAAACTGGTTCTTAAAGTATCCGTGATTTACCTTAGTTGTAATTTCAACTGTAATGGTTCCTGCAGGAGAGGAATCGGTACACTTGATACTCTCAATAGAACGAATATCTGATAGAGGACCAACAATTCTAGTCTCCTGAATTCTTTCAGTGAAT